TTCGCTAGCATTCGGTAAGATTCAGCTTGAGTGTTCTGAAAAGAGGATTCAGGCTGCTATTGATGGATATGTGCAGTGTGAACTGGATATCCTTGAGTCTGAACAAGCTCTTCCAGCTTTCGAGTTGGCCGAGTTTGGACGGATTTCAGCCTTGCTATGGGGTGATCTTTTCCAATTAGTAGATGAAGACATCTACTACGGTAGGGTTATCCCTAAGCATGGCCCCGGTCTCGTCGCTGATAAGCTTACCAGTAATGGTAAGTGGAACCAGCGCGAATGGACCGACCGCCTTGAGGAAATTTTCTCCTATACGGAGTTCCTTTCGTGTGGTAGTTGGATCGCCCGTTTGGACGATCTTGCTGACGTGGATATTCATGAACCTGGTGCCGAACGACCCGTTAGGGTTGTCATGGTACCTAAGACGTTGAAGACGCCTCGTGTCATCGCGATTGAACCTACATGCATGATGTTTATGCAGCAGGGCCTTTTACGGTGTTTTGAGAAAGCTGTACGGAGCTCTCGCTTCGGACAACTGATCTGTTGGGATTCCCAGGAGCCTAATCAGCTTCTGGCCCAAAAGGGTTCCAGTGATGGTTCCCTTGCTACACTCGATTTGAGTGAAGCCTCTGATCGCGTCAACTATCGGCATGTACGGGAGATGGTTAAGCACTTTCCCAACTTAGCGGCTGGGTTAGATGCTACCCGCTCTCAGAAGGCCGACGTACCTACTAAGGGAATCTATTCCCTTAATAAGTATGCGTCTATGGGTTCGGCTCTCTGCTTTCCGGTCGAGTCGCTAGTCTTTATGACTATCGTCTTTCTCGGGATTCAGAAGGAGCTCAAACGCCCACTATCCTATAGCGACCTCCAGTCGTTTGTCGGAGCCGTGCGGGTCTACGGGGACGATATTATTGTTCCCGTAGATTATGTACATTCCGTCGTAGAGTACCTTGAGCTTTTCGGCTACAAGGTAAACTCTAGCAAGTCCTTCTGGACTGGCAAGTTCAGGGAATCTTGCGGTAAGGAGTTTTTCGACGGACACGACGTCTC